GATAGACGGACGCGCGGTAAGGCACGCGTTCAAATTGGTTACTAGCTTCTAAGGAGATAAATCGATGGTGTTCACTAAACATAAAATGTTTGCCCCGGCAGTGCTTATCACCTGCCTGTTAGTCTTCTCAGCCTCCCCTATCATGGCTCAAGATACAACCGACCCCGCCGGCTCGCGCACCGTGACCAGCGGCGAGAAATTGAAACTCAAAGGTGTGGTCACCCGGCGGGACGCGGATACGTTCACCGTGCGTGACATGAATGGTGTGGATACGGTTGTGCGCCTGGACGATAGGACCAGCGTGAAGACTAAAGGTGGGTTCCTGCGTGGTGGCACTAACTATGCACAGACCAGCATCCTGCGTGGCTTGAACGTTGAAGTTGAAGGACGCGGAAATGCTACCGGTGAACTGGCCGCAGAGAAGGTTCGCTTTAACGAATCAGACATGCGTGTCGCACGCGCCGTTGAATCACGCGCTGCGCCACTCGAAGAGCGTGCCTCTGACACAGAAACGAAACTCAGCCAGGTTGAAGCCAACGCCCAACGCCTGTCGGGCCAGTTGGATGAGCTCGCTGCCGTTTCCAACGCCGCTCGCGGTGGTGCGAAGGCTGCGCAGGCAACCGCTGACGCCGCTGTCGCCGGTGTGACTGCGACCAACGATCGCATCTCGGCCCTTGACGACTACGTGCCGCAGACGACCGCCGCTGTGAACTTCCGTTCCGGCAGTGCCGTACTTTCGACCGACTCGAAGACTACGTTGGACGACATTGCCAGCAAGGCCATGAACTCCAAAGCGTATGTGCTCGAGGTTTCGGGGTTTGCGGATTCAACCGGTTCAGTTGCTCGCAATCGTGCGTTGAGCCAACGTCGCGCCGATGCGGTGATTCGTTACCTGGTAGAGAACCACAACATTCCACTCCGTCGCATCGTGACGCCATACGGCTACGGTTAAATGAACCCGGTTGCGGAGAATGAAACCCGCGAAGGCCGTCAGCAGAATCGACGCGTCGAGATCAAGCTCCTTGTCAACAAGGGCATTACGGCCCCAGCGCCGGCGATGAATCCGAGTACCTCTGGTACCGGAAACTAACGGATTCGTGGAGTTTCACCTTCGGGGTGCAACTCCACGTCAACAACGTTGCACATGTGTGGGCTCCGCAGGGTTCCTTTTGGGATCCTGTTCATTGTGACTCCCTCGTTACCAAATTGGGATTGCTTTCATGGGTGCACGCTCGAGATCTCGTGATTTGGCTTCGACCGGTGCTGGCTTTGTCAAGTCAGAAACCGGTGCGACCATTTTGACGGGGTTCTCAGGCGTGACTTCCGATGAAAGTTGCGCTGACATTACCATGCCCTACCCGTTTACGACCGATCATTCGTTGACGATCATAAAACGGGAAGTCCTTCCTCTTCGGTTTAATGGGAATGTATCCTCGAACGTCTCGGGAACTGTGAGACGTAATTTCTTGGATTACAATCCTCAGGGCCGCTCTTCTGTGGCCTTTACACCGAGTGCCAGTGCGGTTAACTTTCCGTACTGGAAGACGAAGGCGCTTGCAGGCATGAACCCCTCAAAGCCTAAGGTAAATATCCCTCTGTTCTTATTCGAACTTAGGGAGTTTCCCAAAATGCTAAGAGACCTGGGTAACGTTCTTCGGGGCAAAATAAGACCCCAAGATGTTCCCGGTGGGTATCTTGCCTACAAATTTGGATGGGCACCTCTCGTTAAGGATCTTCTGGAGCTAATGAAGTTTACAAAAGCTACAGAAGCCCGAATGGCTTACTTGCGTAAGCTTGAGAGTGGTAATCGGATCCAGAGGGAATTGTTCTCTGGTCCAACACAGGACTCGGTTTCGTTGACTGAAACGACGGGCGTAGCCCTCCTTAAAGGTGGGTTTGCCTATCGTTACAGGACGCGGACTCGAGAAGATCTGGACGTGTGGTTCACTGCTAATGCGCAGCTGAAATTCGCGCTTCCAGAAACCTCTGGGCTCCGGTCTCTATCCAGAAGGATAGTCACTGGACTAGCTTTTCGGCCATACACGGTCTGGGATTATCTTCCCTGGTCGTGGCTGATCGATTATGGAATTAATGTCGGGGATTACATTGAAGCCCAAGACGGACTAACCCAAATGGGTGTCACCCGCTTGTGCATAATGGCCCGGACAACCATAACCACCACAATCTGTGATGTGAAGCTAGATCCGGCGCTTAATGCGTCGGATTCCGTCATGAAGACGGTTAAGAAACAGAGGTCTGTGAGTCAAAATCCCACGCCGCAGATGACCCATACGCCCTTTTTAGATAAAGGGCAGATGGCGATTTTAGCGGCTTTGGTAACGGCTCGCGCCCTTAGAGGAGCGAGAATGTAGCGTTGTGACAACGCCACGTCCCTATAGATGGAAGTTTACCTATGATCGGTGACTCGATTTCCCTGACTTATAATGGTGGCGCAACTGTGCTCACCAAAATCAATCAGGATAACTACGGCGCGGAATATTTCCTCGAATCCGGTACACGTCGCTTTAACATGACGATAAAGCACACGATACCGGCCAGAGGGAAATCCGGCGAGTCCCATTTGGTTCGACTTGATGTCGAGCTTTATGATGCAAACGGCGTTCTTCTCAGGACGTCGTCTGCATGGACCGTTATCCGAACGGATAATGGTATCCAGGACCAAGAGGAGTGCGAGGATGCAGCCGAAGCTTTGGTTGCATGGCTCACTGCCGCGAACATCACGAAAGTGGTGGGGCGGCAGTCCTAGTTCGTACGGTCTTGATCCCATTTTAAGGGTTCTCGAGCGTACGATTGGGCATATACTCCACGTAGTTAGTGTCACCATCGGTCATAGTCACCCTCAAGAGGCTGACATGAAAAGGACCGATTCAAAGGTAGACCTAAATCTCTACGCTGCCCTGTTTAAAGACATAGCAGCGTGGGATAGTGGTCTGCACTCTGCCTTAGAAGCTGATTTTCAGCGTCTAAGGAGAATTGTCACTACGCGTGGCATACCGTTCATTATGATCGATATGCCGGAGGCGGGTCGACTTGTCGACTTCTCCTTATCGCGTGGTCACCTGTCTGCTCTTTCTTTGCCGAAAACTTTCGGGAAGGTAAAGAGCGGGGGCTCGAGAGAATTTCTCTCTTGCCTTTTCGAACAGGTGTTTGACAATTCCGGGGATCTCTTCTCCGATGTTGACACGACTGCAGTTTACTTTCTCCGCCAGGTTCTTTACCTGGCGAAGAAAGTTAGAAAGGAATGCAGCGATGCATCCGTTCTGGCTGAGGTCGTCGCTTTTCGCACTACTGACGAGCGCCTTCGCAATCCTGTTTTGGACTGGGATTGCGATACTCTGGGTTTCCCAGATAAGCGTTTGTCATTCTGCGATGGCTATCGGAGATCTCCAGACCTTGTCTCCAATGGAGACGCGTGCCCAAGACCTCTACTTGAGATCATGGACAGAGTTTCGGCACGGGTTATCACCCAATTTGCCCAACTCGACTGGAGAGAAATTGAACCCCGTCATGGACCCGGAGCAGTGGCAGATGCAAGAACAGGCACTGACAAGTACCTGTTCCCTTCTTGGCCGGATAAGTTGGATGGTGTTTTCCCATTCACCTATTTCGCCCAATCGAGGGAAGACTTGCATTTTGAGGTTGAACTACCCTATTCCTTGCACGAGCCTCCGTCGCGGCTAATTGCCGTGCCGAAGACCCTGAAAGGTCCTAGGATGATCGCCTCAGAGCCCATAGCCCATCAATTCATACAACTTGGATTGATGGAGTGGTTACGGCATAACCTGCCGCATCCACTACGGACCTGTATCGACTTTCGAGATCAAGCTGTTTCACAACGTGCTTGTATCGAAGCCTCGCTAAGAGAAGATCAAGCCACAGTGGATTTATCCTCTGCGTCTGATCGACTCTCCTGCTGGGTCGTCGAGCGTGTTTTTCAGACGAATCCGTCTGTTCTGCGCGCGTTGCATGCGTCTCGTACCAGATGGTTGGTTAATTCCACCCGTCTGGGCGAACCCTT